TAACCGTTAAATTATTATTTATCGTTGAGACCTCTTCTGCCAATTTGACAGAACCCCAATGGGCAGCTGTCCACGATTCGCCACCTGTGATAGCTGTATTACACTTATATAATACATCAGAATATATTGTATAATCTCCAACAGAATAATCTTCTGTAGGGTTATATTCTAACGATAATAAGCCTTTAATTTTGCCATATAAGGTTTCGTCTATAGCACTGTCTACTGTTGACAAATAACTATTTAATGCGCTTTGATACTGCAGAAAAATTTCTTCTGTATCAATCGAACTTGGCAAGGCGGTTACAACCCCGCAAAGAGAAGAGTTTAATCTTTGATCTGTAATCTTGTCTTGCGATATGCTGGTTGCATTTTTGGTTATAAATAGGTCTGCTAGTGCGATTTCATAAACTAAGCTAGTTCTTGTTAAGTTGGGCGCTACTGGAGTTTTTGCCGGCGTGCCTGCTAACACATAAAGGTCAATATCTCTATACTCTAAGTTTAAGTTAAGCCTTGCGACAACTCTATCTATTCTATCATAGGTTGCATTGGCAGCAGTTATCGCTAGTGTCCTGTCCGTATCCTCCACAGCCAAATAACCGTTAATGTTGCAATTACCGGGCTTAACAATTACGTTCATTCCTGTTGCTTCCACAACCTGTAAGCCTGTGCTTGGGTCTGCAAATACACCTGTGCTAAATAGTAGTGCAAACTTTTCTGCTAATGAAGAACTATCACCTGCCCTATCATATACTGGAGCTTCTTCTGTGCCTGTGTTTAGTGAATCAAATGGAAAACTTCTCATTATTTTAACCTCGCTTTTTCGTATTGTGTTGGGATTTTATCTCCCATTACTAAACTTATTTCTTCTGTATTGTTTTGGTATACCTCGTAAATCTCTATGATTCGGGATTCGTATGATAACCCTTTTTCTTCTAAAATTATATCACACTTATCCCCCAAATCAAAGTCCGTTAAATATTTAAGTCTTGTGGTATCAATGTCAAATTCTAGGTTTGTTATTTTTGGGTATTTTGACAACGTTTCCTTACCAACTTGATCTAGTGACTCCTTTAAAAATATAATGCCACCCATTGCCGGGTTGTCTAATACTATTCCACTATTAACGTAAATACTTCTTTTTTCCTCGCCCGGCTCTCTTTGGTCTATTTCTCTTAGTTCGGTATATTCTTGTGTATAGTCGTAACCCTCCCCAAATAGCCGATACATTCCCTCTACATAAGCATAATTACGATAGTTGCTCTCATCTGTGGAATGGTTTATGTTTTTTATGTTTTTGAACCCTGTGGAAAGTATAACAGGGTTGTTGACTGATTGCGATTGTGTACGGTCTAACCCTTGCCATATCGTGTATATATAGTTTGTTCCGTTCCACCTTAATTTATTGGAAAGCTCTTGCGGTTTAAGCGTGTTGTAAAGCGTTGTACCCAACATTCCACCGTCTGTTTCTTGCTTTGATATATTTTCTCCCATTGACGATTGGCTGCTGTCTAAAATGATAAGGTCATTATCCTTATAAGTTGTGACTAATTCTTGACATATCGTAACAATGTTCTTTGCCCAAAAAGAGAAATAATCAGGGTACACAACTTTTTGCTCTAACAAGTGTTCGAGAAAGAATCCGTAAATAGTTAAAAAATCACCATCTGTTTTTTTCTGATACAGAACTTTTTGAACAATCCCTATTTCTTCCCTGTTATTTCTTGAAATATACTTTATTTCGTCTGACCACTCTTCGGGAGACATATACAACGTAAAGTCTCCGCACTGATAATATTTTCTATTCCATTGTAGGGAGATTACTTTTAAATACTTTACGATTTGAAAGTTTGAATTTAATCCTATAATGTTCATTTACATTCCCCCATATTTTTTATAAAAGGTAACGGACACATCAAGATTGACAGAGTTTTCTTCTGCTTCAAAACTGATTATATTATTTCCTATTTTTAGTTGCATTTCTGTAAAATTAGATTCTTTGTTTACTTTATTTATAATATTCGTTCCGTTTTTTGTAACAGTGAGATTTTCAAAATCCATTACTATAACATCATTGTCAACCATAGTATCAAGAATTTCAACATAGTAATCACCTTTTATCAATTTCGGATTTGTAACATTTCCTTTTGCTGTAAAGGTAACAACCATATTTGTATATTCGTCTCCATCATTTAAAATATGAACCTCTGTTGAAAATGCAAAATATGAAACTGGAATAGTTTCGCCAATTAAATTGACATATGGGAAATGAAAAAATGGCGTTACTTCTGCTAGATTTTTCCCGAAGTTATCAACCGAATTAAAGTAAGGGTCAAGCGCCAAAACGCTTACACTCAATTCTAGTGGCTTATAGACATTTATCGAGGGGCAGCTAAACCCGATTATATTAACATCAATCCACCGTGTAACGCCTTGATAAGTAATGTAAAGTTTGAAAGTGTAGTTTGAATTAAAAAACTGAATTACTGATTGCCTTACAATTTCGTTATTTAATGCGTCTTGAAGCCTTGCCTGTAGTGTGATTTCTCGGTCTGTTAGTCTTTGTCCTGTTTTTACGCTTCCGTTTCCGATTGCGTTTGTCTGCGTGAACAACTGGATAGTGGGATAGTCAATCCCACTGATTCCAACTATCCCCCAGTTACCACCGTCAAATATATATTCTTTTTTATCACTTCTTATAAACTTAAAAATTGTTGGTTTCATTGTGCACCTGCCATTCCATATAGATTTTCCATTCTGATTGCCCTTGCTGTTTCAACTGGTGTTTTTACTGGTTGGTTAATATTAACTATTTGTGTGCTAGTGCTCGAAATTGCACTTGTACTTGATGTTCTGCTTGCTATTAAGCTTGTGCCTATTTGAGATGACAAGTCAAATGCTCCTATAAATCCTTGTGCTACTTTTTTGCCTTTTAGTAAAAGACTATTTTCGTTTTCGTCAATAGAATTTTCTGCCCCATCAAAAACATAGTCAAATATTTGTTCAAACTTTTTAGATGGAGAATGTTCATCAAAACCATCTGAACCAGTGAATAAGGACAAAAAAGATTTAACCACTCCTTTACCTTTTTCGAGCAAAGTATTTACCTTATCCCCGGCAAGGCTTTCTATTGCCCCCTCCATAGCCTGGTCAAAGGCAGATTTTGTAGCTTCTGGGAGTCCGTCATAAGCAGATAAAAAGTTCGTCACAAGGTTTTCATTTTCTTTTGTCAGAAGTCCGTCTGTCGCACCGTACAGTTTGGCATTTGATACCATTGCGGTATAATTACCTAGTGCTGCCATTGCTTCTTCATCATTTAATTGGCTTAATGCGTCAACATGAGTTTGACGGTCTCTTTCAAACTGTGACTGTAATTCGGATATTTGAGTACCTTTTTCAAGTTCTGTAAGAGTTTCATCTGAACTTATTGCTTTTAGTTTTTCGGTATATTCCGTTCCTAATCTTTCCAGTTCTGCATAATGTTCTGCCGAATCAGCAAGGTAAGTATTTAATGTTTCTGACCGTTCCAAATAACCCTCCGAAATTATAGCATTAACGTCTGCGTATTCTTGCTTTGCGGTTTTAATTGTGTTATCTCGTCTTGTCTGTGCGTCCAACAACTGTTGATCGTACCATTCTGCGTTTGCTTCGGTTCTAAGTCCTAATGTGGCAATTTCTCCATTATAAGTTTCGGTTGCATTTGCGATTATTTCATCTTTTATCTCTTGACTGCCTTTGATTATTTTCTGTGCTTCCTCTAAATAACCATCTGCAGAACCCTCATAGGATTCAGAAAGTGAAGTTGCTGTTGATTTTGCCATATCAGCTTGATACTGTAAGGCTTCAAGTGTTTGTCCTGACAGTTTTTCAAGTTCTCCAAAAAGTTCTTCGATTCGGTCAATTTCTGCTTGCGTAAGTTCTCGCCTTGCGTCTGACGCATTTTTGGATATTGTGTAAATTTCGCCCTGCAAATTTTGTATTTGTGATTCTAGTTCGCTTTGCTTTTCTCCGGACAAAATTAACTCATCATTAAAATCCGAAAAAATACTCTCTGCATTTTCTACGCCACTTGCGAAATTATTCATATAACCTGCCATTGTAGACATATCTTCGCCTAGCTTTTTCTGACTCTCTTGGTAGGTTGTTGTGGCTGTGTCTAGTAAGGCAAGTGCGCCCACCAATACTCCTATTGTTGCAACAACTGCTCCCATTGGATTGGCAAGCATAACCCCATTTAGTGCCGACATTTTAGCACTAACTATTTGAATAATAGGGTGTAGTCCACTATAGGCTTCTTGCATTTTTTTAATTAGCGTGTACCCCTCCAACAAAACAAACATTGTGCCTAATAACGGAAGAAGAGTGTCGATGTTATTTATTACAAACTTTAAAACCCCTATCAAGCCCTTAAATGCACCTTTAAGCACATCAATAACTTTACTCATATCAACTTCTTCGACAAATTTTGTTATTTCGGGAATAACATCGTCTTTTAACACATCGGCAAATTCAGAAACGGAATCAGAAAGTTTATTCATAACCGTATCTTTTAATGTGGAAAGTTTACCAGATAAAGTTTCGGATTGTTTGTCCATACTTCCAAAATATTTTCCGCCTACAGAGGTCGACCGCTCCATACTTGCTGTTATTTCGTCAACAGAAATAGTTCCTTTTGAAATTCTGTCGTAAAGTGAAGCCATTGTTTCGCCTGTGGATTCTGAAATTTCTTGAAGTGGGTTAAATCCTGCTTCTATCATTTGTTTAACATCTTCAAGTTGAACTTTCCCAGCACTGGACATTTGACCATATGCAGTGGCAATCCTTGTCATTTTCTCGCTTGAACCTTGCGAAATATCTCCCAGCATTTCCATTTGATTGATAACCTCGTCTTGGGTTATACCATAGTTTAGTAATAACTGTGTTGTGCTTGCAAGGTCTGCGAGTTCAAATGGGGTTTTAGCTGCTTTTGTCTTAAGTTCTTCCATTAAATTGATTGCCTTTTCTTGACTTCCTAACATAACCTCAAATGAGGTTTCATACCCCTCTAATTCGGAATAATATTTAAGTCCTGCTTTAGTTGCTGCAGCAAAACCTGCTGAAAGTGCGGTAAACGCAATTCCTGAAAGGCTTTTTATCTTGTTCAAGCCTTTGTCTATGCCACTTGTATCAAGGGAGGTATCTCCCTTTACAGTAAAATCATATGCCACTATCTCACCACCTTTATAGTTTATTAAATTCTTCGAATATTGCTAAATCTTCTTCGTCTATATCTGGAATTAAAGACCAGTTTGTCTTTTCTTCTTGATAAATTTGTTCGGGTTTTTTGTTGTTTTTGCGGTAGCTCCTTTTGCTCATAATATAACCCATTTTTGTGTCATCTGTTATACAAATAAACAATGCTTTGAACTTGTGCCAGTGTAAATTAGATTCTATAAGGTCAATGTGGTATTGTTGCATAAATGCAGAATATATGTATTCTCCGTCCTCATAATAATCAAAAGTTTTTTCATCTGCTCCGTTTCCTCTAGGTGTTGTGTTTTCGTTAATATAAAATTTCAACAATGCTTCAAAAAAAGGTTCGTTCGGAATTTCGTTCTCGAATAAGTAAAATAAATCGTCATACAACAAATCTTTTTTTGTTATTAACTGGCTGAATTTAAGCCACTCCCTAAAGTCGGTCTTTATAGGAAAAAACCTGCCATTAACCTCAATGGCTGTAGGCAGGTCTATTGTTAGGTTAATCATTTTTTAACCCCTTGAATTGCTGTTACCGATTTTCCAATATCAACTATTTTGTTGATAGAATCTGTGTCTAACTGGTTGCGATTTAATTCCTCCTGGAACTCCTCAACCTCTTTTTTGTATGCGTGGTCGATTGATAAGAATAATATACTAAGCCTTATAAGGTCAATGTCGTTGATTGACTTTCCGTCAAGCAACTGATTGGCAACTGACTTTCCTAGAATATCGCATACAAACTTATATTGTACTTCGTAGGTTTTTGCTCCTTGTAGGTTTGACTTGTATACTTCTTCAATCATTTTTGCAATTTTTAAGGTTTTTTTGGGAAGTTCGTATTCTTCATTTCCATACTCTAAAATCATTTTTTCTCTCCTTATGCTCCTAATACTACATCTGTTGCTACGCTTGTTGCGGTGATAATGTCTTTGAATATTTGAACAACTAAGATTTTGTCTCCTGCTGTTGCTTCAACATCTGTGTCAAGCGTTAATGTGCTGTAGTCTGTTGCTGTATCTCCGTATTTAGGGATCGTAAGTCCTGCGCCTACTTTATAGTAGTAAGTAGGCAGAGTTCCACCAGTTGCTGTATCTACTTGCGTATGCGTTGCGTCTGACCCTGCTACCACACTAATAGTTATTGCCTCTAAAGAATTAGGCAGAGGGGGAAAAAGACGGAACACCGTCCGTTAAAATGCTTAACCCTTTTGTGATTGTGCCTGCGAATGAGATATTAAAGTTTAATTTACCGTCTACTGCGTTATAATCTGTGAACTGGATTGTTGCGTCTGATTTCCAAGATTCATAACCTGCTGAATTATCTCCATGCCCCAAGTACACAACCAATATTTCTTTATGTGCACTTGCACTTGTCGGTAGTGAATACCATAAATCATAGAAAAATTCATAGTCTGCGTTTCCTGGAATAACAGCCAGATCTTGGTCTATTGCCGGGGCATATGCCTTAACCTCGGTTGTTTTGTTTACGTCACAAATATAATCGAAATCTTCTGTTTCTGCGTTTGCTGATATAGTTAATACGGTAGACTTACAAATTCTCGCCCATGTTGGTGATTCTGATGTTGCAGAATTGTAAAAAAGTCCTACTAAGTTTGCTGCTTTGCTCATTTTATTCTCTCCTTTATATAGATTATTTCTAACGACAATTGATACACTGCGGTTTCTTCATTTTGCTCCTGCACATAAAATGAATTAGCGATTGCAATGTCAGTTACTATTCCGTTAGTTAATGTTGGAAAATCTTCATTAAAGTTTTTGTCCTCCACCCATTCTTCAAGGCTTTCGAGAAATTCTCCATTTGAAACTCTTTGTATATTCAAATTGCTGTCTTGCTTGGTTAAAAAAGTATAGTATTCGGTTATTTTCTGACTACCATCAATGAAATATTCAATATTTCTTTCAGGCTGTTTAAAGAAGCCGTAGGCTTCTGACACTGCTTCTAATTGTTCAGTTTCTACATCTAAAACCTTTAAGTTGTACCCTTCCAACCATTCAATAATACTTTCTGATATTGTCATTTCTCACCTACTTTATGACTTGGTTCAGTCCTCTTTTTATTGATAACAGACCACCGTTTTTCATTGCTCTTTGACCCCAGTAATTTCCTCGCATTGGCGCACCTTGAAAGTTTGCGGGTGTATAGTACCATTTTCTAGCGTAAGGTGTTTTCCACTTGACTGTTCCACTTCCGATAACTGTATTTGTTATTCCACTTTTAATCAAGGTATCTTGGTCTTTCGGAACGTAAGGCTCACACAGTCTTAATACTTCACTGTCTATATATTTTTGTGCTTTTCCTCTGTTCTCCATATTATGATTTTTTTTTACATCTTTAATGTTTAGTTTTAAGTTCATTTTAAAACCACCTTAATGTTTTTCAAAAAATCTCGGTTGCGGTTATCGTTAAGGCTTGCCACTATCCCAACATTTTCATGCTCTTTTTTTAATTGCGTTGGAAGATATGATGAAGATATTTTTTTGTCTATTATCCCCCTTACAACATAGTCTTTATTATTCACATAATCAAAAGTATAATGCCCTATTGGGTTTAGCTGATAACTTATTGGGTCAATGTATGTTTTGTTGCTCCTCGTTGATTCTGTGAGTGTTAGTGATGTGCTATCTGTTACAACTAACTTTCCGTCTGCTGATATTGTCTTTACTGATTGCCTAGACCATTGTACATTATAGATATAAGTTCTTTCCCAGGTTTGGGTTGATTTTATATAATTAAAAACTGTTATGTTATCTGTAAAAATCATATTACACCAACCATTCCAGTTCCGCTCAACCATTGGTACACAACACTTTTCAAGTTTTGCTCTGCTTGTAGTACTGTTGTGTTTTCGTAATTTTCGGAATATCCATCATTTGAGACGCTTGTGATTCCTTTTCCAGATTGTGCTTTTTCTGCACTGTAAATTGCGTTTATCAGATTGCATACACAGTCTTTTATTTTTGTGTGTGTAAAAACTTCAAAAAAGGTTGCATTATCGGAATCATAAGTATCTACAAATTCTTTGGCTCTCATATGCGTAACGGTGTCAAGCCTTGCTTCGGCTTGTGGCAATAATTTTTTGAAATTATCTTCGTCAACAAACGGAAAGCGGGAAGAATAGTATTCAAAGTCTATATACATTTATTCTTCCCTCCTTTCTTATTTATCCGATTTACTTGGCTGTTTTTTAATCGGCTTCTTTTCTTCCGGTTCTTTGTATTCGACAAACCCTTTTTTCTTATATTGATTGATTGTCAAAGCATTTGTTGTACTGATTATTTGTCCGTTATTGTCTATAAACTGCATATCCCCCTCCTTATGTGTTATTAGTTGTGATTGCCTTAACGCAATTAGCAGCAAGCACTCTTCCGGCACCGTCAACCTCTGCAACAATGATGAATTTATTTGTTGCGCTTGCAATAGTTGCTGCACCTGCTGTAAGGGTCAATGCGCTTGTGCCTGCAAGGGTTTCAAGATATTTAACGTTTGTGTCAGATCCAACAAGTTTATATGTGAGTGTTCCGCCATACTGTGCTGTTGCAGGAGATACTGTAATATCGGTTGATGTTGCTGTACCTGAATTAACTGCTGACGTAACCGCTATGTTTGACAGGTCACTTCCGTTTGCCATAAAAATTGCGTCTGGCATAACTGCTTTCGTTCCGTAGGAATAGAAGAGTCCAAAGTGATAAGCGTTTGACAGTGGGATTTTTCCTGCTTCGTCAAGTGTGGTTGTAACTGGCTGTGCCACTGCGCCATCAATCATAACTAACCAGTCAGCACCCATTGGCAGATATACACTTGACGCAATTTTTGCACCATTGATAGTGCCAAGTTCTTTTACGGAAGAATCAACATTTGTATTCTGAACATTGGTGTTCATGTAGTTTCTAAGTGTTCCAAAGATTGCTTCTGATGTAATTACAGTAACCATTTCCCTAGGCACTCCGTCAATGTAATCATTCTGCAAACCAGTACATTTCTGTACCATTTCTTCAAATTTATCAAGTGCTGTAGAGCCAGTTAATGTAACTACTGTACCACTTTCACAAGCCACCCTGAAAAACGTTCTTTCTAGTTCTCTAATCATTGAAGATTCGTGCATTGCTAATTTACGATTGATATAATTATCAACCCCATAAAATCTTACATCTTTATCTTCTACTTCTTCAATTAGTTCTCTGTCAGAATTGATTGCAACTACAACTGGCTGTGCTGTTCCCTTTTGCCCTGCTCTGCCACTTCTTGCTGTTCCATATGCGTTAGATTCGATATTGACAAATCTCTTTGCTTCTACCGTTCCAGTGGTTGGGTCTCCCGATAAGTCCATATTTTTAATTGCGCTTGAAATAGTGCCTGCCTGAACATTTGCAATAACCTGTCCGTATCTTTCAGCTAAATCGTCATAGCCGCCTGATGTTGATAAAATTGATAATGAATCTATTCTTGCCATTTTTTTATTCTCCTTTTAAAATGTTTTTGGTAATGTTTTTTTTCTTGCTGGGGGCGTTTCGTTAATATCTCCACCCACCTCTATTGTTCCCTTTGGCTTTGCACCAAATAGAAAAGAGTAGTCCTCACTTTCTGTTAAAGTTTTGATCGCGTTGTCAATATCTGTACTTCTGTCCTTACTGGACTTTAATGACTCAATATCTAACGCAGCCTTTACCAGTTTTAAGTTTTTCGGATTGGCTTTTAAAATTGCTTTTTCTAACTGACTTTCAAAAGACATATTCTCGATTTTTTCCTCATAAGACTTTATTTTTTCGGCTGACTCCTGCTGTATTCTTTCAAGTTCTACTTTAATTTCTTCGGCTGTTTTATTGCCTTTAGAAAGCTCGGCAAGGTCTGTCTCTTTTTTTTTGTTGTCCTCTTGCAGTGTAGTAATCGTTTCGTCTTTTGTTCTAATTTCGGTTTTCAATTCTTCAAGTGACTTATGATGATTGTCCAAAACTTTGTCAATTTGCTCTTTCTCAAGTCCAAGTTCTTCTAGTTCTTTTCTATTCATTTCCATTCTCCTTTTTACGAGTGTTTTACGAGTTCCTCAACTCTTTTATTTACTCTTTTATTATACAACTTGCACAATAAAATGTAAAGTTTTTTGTTTACATTATACAACTACTCTTGTTCGGTTGGGTTTTTTGCTTATCTCCATAAACTCACTGAACTCATTGTATTCTTTTTGTTTTGATTTCAGTTTTGATTTCGTTTTCGTCAAATCAAGGTTTAGTTCTTTTTTTAAATTTACTTCTCTTTTAAGTGCTCTAATATCCCTTTCAAGATTTCTCTGCTTTTGGGTTGCTTGGTAGTAGTCGTATTCCTTGCCTTTGTATTGTTTAGGTTGTGGCTCGGACTGTGAGTCTTGCCTTTTTGATATTCCCATAAAAAACGGATAGTGATGATGTCTACAGTTATAAGAATATATTGCGTCTGGGTTTCCGTAATTTCCAAAATTGCATACTCTTTTAAATTCTTCCATTGTATAGACTTCACCTTGCCATCTTGCGTGGCTTGGTCTTGCTCCCCAGTGGCTTGAAACCTCTACATACTCGGTTTTAGTTTCCTCTATGTTCGCTTGCGTTATCTCCCCACTCATTCGACCTAGTGTGCTTCTAATTGCATTCCTGCACGCTGTATCGGTGTGAAACACTCTACCACTTGCAAAGTCTACTGTTTTAATTCCACTCTTGGCAAGGTTTTTTACACAATCATTTAGTGCTTGGTCAATGGAAAAAACACCGCTTGATGTCTGGACCAATGCAAGGTCAAGATATTTCCTATAAGCTAAAGCGTTTCGTGTAAAGTTTCCGTTCGGTAAAGTAAATCCCATTGACTTTGTTAAATTTAATAAATCAGTTCTTGCTTGAATTGTTGTGGAGGTTACTATCTGTTCGAATGTACTCGGCAATGATATATCTATTTTACCCTCTTTGTATAATTTTCTATCTCCCTCATATGCAGAAAGTGAAGCCTTGTCTATGGTTTTTCTTACCTCTGTTCTTACCTCGGCTTTGAGTTTCGTTAAATTTCTGCTGACATTCTTCTTATACTCTTTTGTGTTTTCTGCAATGAGTTTTTGAAACTTACTGTCAGCGTTTAATTTCTTCATTACCTCGGCTCTTATTTTGTCGGGTGAATACCCCAAATCTTTTAATTGGTCGACCATAATTAAATAAGTATCTGTGTATCTCAAAGTCTTATCTACTCGCCTTGCAAGGTCGGTTAAAGTGGACTGTTCAAATCTTTGAAATAATTCAGTTAATTCATTCGGAATAACTTCTAGTTGCGTATCTGTCAACATTATTCCACCTCGTAATTTTCTTCATTAACTTCCTGCTCCTGCTCTAGTTCTTTGTATTCTTCCTCTGTCAAGTTGTATTTTTCGCAAATATACCATTCTGTCAGTTTTGGGATTCCAAACGTCAGAGCGTCTGCTCGCATACTCTCTAATTTCGAAACTCTATCCTCAATATACGAATCATCAAAGTCAATCACTACTTCATCAATTAAAATGTTTGTTTTGTTAAATAAATTTGAAACACTTGCAATTCCCTTTACAAGTTCTGTTATAAACTGTTTCGCTTGCCCTCTTTGCTTATTTAATTCTTGCATTGCGTCCTGCCGCTCGCCTATGTACTGGGTAGCTGTCTGAATCTGACCGTTGTCAAATGTGTACTTCTTGCTTCCGAATCCAAATTGCAAAGATAGCATAGACAGTAGAAATTCCATTGATTCCTTGATTGAGTTTACCCTTATTTCGGGGTTTATTTCTGTAACCAGTCCTTTTTCTTCTGGTAGTTTCTCACCTAGCATTAAAAACATTTTCTTAATCTGCTCGTTAGGGTATATCGGGTTTCCATATTTGTCAAATTTGCAAAGTAGTTCGTTTACAAGCACAATCTTCTCGCCCTTATCTAGATCACCTAAGAATATGTTATAAGCGAGGTCAAGACCTTTAAGGAATGGAATTGCTCCATATAATTTAGGTAAACCGTAACCGTCCATATAATCTATATTGTTGACTTCTGCTACTTCCATTATTGCGAATGGCTTTTCTTTGCCTATATATACCGGCTCTGATTCTGAAATAATATTACCATCTAAATTAAATCGTACTGTTTGAACATTATATCCTTGCGTGAAAATAACTAATGTTATTATATTAGTTCCACGATATAAGGACTGCCCTGCAAAAGCACACTCTACTACCTCTTTATTTATAACGGTCAGTGGGATAATTCCGTTTGCATTGACATAATTTATCCTTATTGTTCCATTTTCTATTGTACCGTCATCTAATAAGTCTGCATTTTTAAGACTAATATATGCCCCAGTAGTTCCCAGTGCGGTGGTTTCTTCTAATAGTTGACGGTACATTACATCAAATCTATTTTCGTTTAGTACCTCTAGTACTATATCGTCTGTATTTATTTCCACATATTCGCAAAGATTCGCTTCGTCAGCGCAAACTCTTTTCCCCATTCCCAAAGGCATTAAAGTATAAGGTTCTCCCTGAACTGTTGTTCGTGTGTGAAAATCAGATACCACATTATTACAATACCAGTCGTATGATAACCCGATAATCTCAAAAGCCTTTTCGTTTACGGTATAGCCTAAATCCTCTAAGTACTCAATTATACATTTTTGCATTATACAACCTCCACTGGTGTAAGTATTCCATTTGTTATTGTTACTGTTAAATATTCACTTGTGCCTGCTACGATTAAAGGTACGAACCTGGCATATAAATTTTGATTGTATACTTCAAATTTCATTTTTACCCCCTTATTTTGAAGCTATCACTTGTTAAATATAATTTCCCATTTATTGCCTTATATGTTGGCTGTGTATACATAAATGTTTTCATTTCATAATTTTTATTTATGACGCAATCGGCTTTTGAATCCGTTAAAATAGATACTATTACCTCTTTATCTTTTTTGGTAATTACTATTTCCAATTTAGAATCTCCTATCTTGTTCAATATATTTTTGAAACGTGCTGAAAGAATAATAAAAAGAATCGTACCAGTCATTTACATTGTTAATGTTTTTGTCCTCTGGAATGTCTGGGTTCTTTTTATCCCATACCAGGCTTTGAAGTGATTTTATTGTGTTGTGACAATTTCTCTTTATTTTTAATCTACCCGATACCAATAACATTTCAATTAGTTTTGGTCTGTCTTTTAGTTCCCCCTTATAACAGCCTGCTACAACCCTTGAATTATAGCCTTTTTTGTTCATTTCGGTTTTTAAGGTGTTTATCATTGTTGGACTTGCGTTGTCGGGAAAAACCCAGTCTACACGCCCATATTCGTTTATTGCGTGTTCATAAAATTCAATAAAGGTGTCACATATTGTTTGTGAATCTATTTCGTCTTTATTTTCGGTTTCTCTCTCTTCTAACCCTGTAAGTAGGTGGTAACCCTCTTTATACCCCATAAGGAAAAATGTTGTCTTGCTTCCATTTCCCCCAAAGTCAATTCCCATTGTTATTTTGCTGTATTCTTCTTTTTTTTCTGTTATATATGGTTCTGGTTCATCGGCTAAAAATTTAAACACTAACCCCTCTGCAACACACCTCATTCCCAAAATATCTCTTTTATACCATATGCTGCCCTCTTGATAATGTGATAATCTTTTTGCTTTTTCTTCTTCTGACATAGTTGCATTATCTTTGATTGTGAAATGTTGGTAATTATATTTCCCTTTATAAGTTTGATAAAAAGCGTCTATATAATCAGTATATATTTTATGTGATGGGTAGCAAGGATTTAAATCCCATAATGTAAAAGGTTTTTTACTTGCTAGCTGTCTGCCCATTGCAACTTTTATAAATGATGTTCTACTGTCTTGGCTGTCGTAGTGTTCGTTTATTTCCGTTGCAATCCACATTCCGTATGAGTTGCCCAGTATTTTTTTGTAGCTGTCAGCTTTACCCCCACCTACAAATATGACTATCTTCTCGCCTGTCTTGGTGTTTATGTATAGTGCTTCATTGTCTTTGTACTTTCCCCACCGGCAACGACCTCTAAATAAATGTTCTAAACCAAATCCGTTACAATCGCCTATATTTAATTTTGCGTTGGGTAATGTGCTGCCACTTGCAAGGTGTATTTTGTCTGGACACTCCTCTAATTCCATACAGGCAATAATACAATGGTCTATTGTCTTGCCCGCTCTGATTGCCCCTTCTGCCACGTTAAAATCACTCTGTATGGCTCTTTTAATATATTCTTTGTGTTTGTCTCCGAATTTGCCCCATCTAATCGTTTGGCTTTTCATTCTCTTCCCCCAACAATGCTTCTTTTAGTGGCGTCAAATCCTCTATTTCAAAACTAACTGCCATTTCTGGTTTATTTCGCCATTCGTCAGGCTTTCTATTTTTCAACCAGAATATTTGTGCTGTGGTGTCAGGCGCTACTTCCTTAACAACTTCTTTGGTTATCTGTAATTCGTATTGTCCTGTTTCGGTATTCTTTACTGGCTCTTTGGTTACTTCGGTATATTTGTACCCTAGTGCCCTTTTAAGCAACGCATTTTCTACCTGAAAGTCTACTACTTCCTTACCTAGTTTTAATGCTTTTTCTATTTTTGGGTATTTTTTTTTCCACTTCCAAAGGGTGGCTCTACATATGTCCATTCTTTTGGCTATTTCCGTTTCTGTTGCGCCAGCTCTCGCCCAACCCTCTATCTTTAAAATTCCTTCCGGTTCTAACCATTCATCTACATAAGTTGCTTGCGCCATTTTATCACTCCTTTTTTACTCTTTAATTATAGCACTTTTAATGCTTAAAGTAAACAAAAAAGACCTTTCACATAGGATTGGTCTTTTTGCATGGGGCATTACTTGGAATTTTATTTTATCTCTTTTTGAATCTTTTGTCAATTAAAAAAATAATCTCGTGCCACACTTAGAACAGTAATTATCGTAACTGCTCACGATATAACCACATTGACACCTGCCACTTTTATATTCTTCTCTCTCGTAATCAGATATAACTTTGTATTCTCTGTCATAGTTTAAACCTTTTCTAAGTTCTGCCTTGCCCTCTATGTCTAAAAACTTTCTTACTCCGTTCAGTGATTCGTAAATTGAGTTAAGCCGGTGTTCTTCTTGTATTAGAAAAAATTTTGCTAGTACTTTTTCATCTTGCTTTGGGATAAAATACCCCTCCCCATTTTGCAAATTTATGATTGGTAGTTCTTTTCTTTCCTCGCAAATCTTTTTTCTTATAGTCCTATCACCATATCCTGTTATGCCCATTAGTTCTTCCCTTGTGATTGCAAATTTTCTCCCGATTGGTATATGATTACTTATCATTTCTTCCTCCTAACTTAATTCAAACTTAACAGCACCATTTTGATAATAGACCATATCTACATATATTTCCTTTTTTAAATTTATATCCAGTTCCCAAGTTTCGTTGATTTCGTCTAGTTCACTTTTAAGCAATTGGTCGTTGTAGTGTATGTCTGCGATAAATTCAACCTCTGTTTCTGCTCCGTATTGAGATAACTCTTGAATCAATTCATATACTTTCACTTTCTCCTTCCATTCTCTTTGCTTGCCTTGTCAACTTAAATTCCCTTTCTTTTTCCACTTCTTCCTCTATACCTAGTAAGTAGACAATCTGTTCGGTCATTATCTGCACATCTGCAAGTTCTGTTATTAAATCTTCTATTGGCATATTATCGGTTAGTGCTTCTTCAAGTTCTTCAAGTTCTTCAAGTAGTTTTTCTTTTTGATTTTCAAATCCGTAGTGGTCTGCTATTTTTTTAATCATTTTATCTCC